TAGTTCGCCGCCAGCAAAGGCAGGCGCGCCGGCGCGCTCGCGCCCGGTGATCAGCGGCGTGATCTGCTTGACGAAAGAGTTAACCTGATCCTGGTTGCGCATTTTGATTAGGCCAGAAACGCGCATCTTGTCCATGAAGGCGGTCATTGTCTGCCTCCCGTCGACGACCATGCGCCATTCTTCGGGGAACATCTGCGCCATCATCTGTGCGAATTGCGCGGCAGTCGCAATCTCTTGCTGCTCGGCCGCGCGCTGTGTCGGATTGTAGGGCATCAGCGATATCGATTTGCCATCCACCTTGATCGGCACGATGGCACCCTGCTTTTCCAGCAGATACTTGAAACGGAGGAAAACCTGCGCCGGGAATTCGCGCCAGAATGACATGCCTGGCGTGCCGATGCGGCGCTGCGCGCGCGCTAGCTCGTCCAGCCATTGGCCGAGTGTCGGCGGCGTGTCGCCCTTTTGCTCCGGGTAATCGATGTAGAACAATCGTTTTGCTCGGTGCTCCATGCGGTCGTTGAGCAGCACCGCCGAATCGATGTTGACCGGATTAAACATCGGCTTGATCGAATCGACACTGCCGGGGCGCACCGGGTAGGCCATGCCGTTCTCGACGCCCTGCTCGACGCTGGTGAAACTATCGTCTGGGTAAGCCAGCGGCGGGTCGAGGTTGCGGTCGATCACGTCGAGCACGCGGCCTTCGAGTTCGTCCTTTTGCCGCAGGTCCGGCAAGGTCTGGATCAGCGGGCCATAGCCCCACGGCCAGTCGGCGGTCGCATCCCATCTCCCGATGATCAACGGGCACGATCCCTCACCTTCGATCTCAGCGCTATGCACCAATTCGTCGTCCACCAGGATGACATGCTGCCAGCACTCGCCCTCCTTTTCCCACAAGCGCCAAAAGCCCTTGACCACGGTGAGCGTGTCGTCCGGCTTTTTGCCGATGCGCTTTTCCAGCTTGTCAGAAATCTTCGCCTCGGTCGGCAAATGCGCCTTGAGATAGCGCGAGCGCACGTAGCGCACGGCAAAACGGTCATCGATCAGGCCGCCGGGACCGATGTTGACCTCGATCTCGCGCAATGGCACCGCCATGCACTCGATGGGCAGATGCTGGCGGCGGATATCGATCCACATGCCGACCGTGCCGATGGCGAGGTCCGGCTTGAACGCCTTCGGCAGTTCGCTGTAGAGATTCGACGCTTTGATTGCCGAGAAAATTGTCTTGTCCTGCCGCCGGACCTCGTTGCTGATGCCGGCGAATTGCGCGTCGGTGATAAACATGCCTTTGCCGCGCTCGCACCACATCTGCGCCTCCGGCATGTACGTATTTACCACCTCAGTCGCGAAGTCGCCGACCCATTCAAAACCGCAGGAGGTTTGCAGTTCCGGGGCATCGAGTAGCCGCTGCACGGCGGGCTTGGTCTGCGAGGAAAGCTGTCGCTGCCGGTGCGGCATGGAGAAAAAATAGCACTCCTTGAAATCGAGAACCCACAGCTCCTTCCAGCGCCGTGCGTCGCGCAGCCGGTCGTTGCCTTCCTGTTCAAGCTTGTCGGCCATCACGCGGCCTTTGCCAGGTCAACGATAGACGGAAGCGTGATGCCGATCGAAGTTGGCTGCGCGGCAGAGGACAGCGATGTCGGTGTGCCGGCAATGGTACTCATCATGCCGTATTGCTGCATAAGCCGCGCGCTATCCTGCATGGTCTGTGCCTGCTGCGCGGCGATGTCCTGCGCCTGCGTCTGTTGCGTCAACGCAGTCAAAGTCGGATCGGGCGGCGGCGCTGTGAAGACCGGCGGCGGCGGTGGCGAGCTAGACTTCAAGCGGCTTTCCTCCTGCCGCGAGACAATCGCGGTAAAAGGCGCTTGGGCGCAACGCACGGCTCTTGAGCCCGATCAGCCGCTTGATCGCCGTCACGCAGGTCATCGGCATGAAGGAAAAGCCGTAAGCCTGGCGCGGCGCAATGCGCATCAGGTCGGCATCGCGGGTGAATTCGTGGAAATACCCGACCGCGGCCTCGCCGTCTGGCAGCGAGAGCAACAGCGTCGGTGCCAGCGTCACATTGTAGAACAGCCATTGCCGCGTGGCCTTGACGTAGCCGACGGCGGCGACGTGCTTATAGCGACCACAGGCCAGCCAGTTCAGCCAGCGCCGGTCGGTGCTGCGGTAGAAGACCAACACCCATTCATCGGGCAGCGCTGAGCCAAGTTGTGGCTTGTCCATGGCCGCTCACTCATGCCGGCATCTAACCACCATCGACCTTGTCAAGCCAATCTGCGGCCGTTCTCAAATCGGATGCCACGCGCCGCTTATTGGCATCGTCTTCGCCGACGTCCTGGACGGTTACGCTCATCATCCAGTCTCCGGCCGAAACAAAATGCTTTATTGTGATTGTATATTCGACAGGCTTTGCCCTCAGACGGTGGGTGATAAATCGATCTGACATATCTGGCCTAAGCTGCCACGCGCCGGCGCGAGCGACGCGGCCCAATGATGCGGATCGGCTTAATGCCGCTCACCGGGTCAAGCCCAACCATCCGGCGTCCCTCGCCGAGCCCGAGTACCAGATATTCGAGCGCATTGCACGGATGCGAATAGCGGTTCTTGGTCGGCTTTACCTCGCCGGTCTCATCCTTCTCTAGGCAATAGCGGCCGGCAAGCCCGATCTTGGTCGTGCGGCAAAGTGGCGAGAGCACGAAGCGCGGCACGCCGGAGGGATTGTCGTCGAGCAGATGCGAGACGGCATTGGTGCGCGTCTCAATGTTGTTCTGCTTCAACTCTGCCGGCGCGCGCACCACGATGCCGTTCTCGCGAAAGATGTCGTAGGCGCTGTCGTCCTTGGCCTGGCCGCGGTCGAAGCCCTTGGGATCGCCGAACGCCGACACTTCGCAATTGGGATAGTAGCGTTCGAGGAAACGCTTCACCTTCGGCGCAAAGGTTGTTGCCGGCTCGTTGAAGCCAAGCAGTTCGTGCTGCACGAAAACGCGGCCGTCGAATTCCTGGGCGAACAGCACCGCCGGCCAGCGGCCCGGATCGATGCCGAGGATGACTTCGCGGCCCTCGCGCGGCACCAGCACTTCGCGCGCGACGTGATAGTCCTGGCGAAAGTTCGGATAGACCGCCGAGCCGTCGACCACCAGCGCAATCTCATTGAGCACGCGCGATTTGATCCAGGCCCGCGTCTTGCCCTTGATCTGGTCGAGGTAATAGCGGTCGGGCATCCATTTGACATTCTCGGCCTGCGGATTCGGCAGATAGGCAATCTGCCCGTCAGCGCCGCGGGTTTCCAGTAGTCCCGGCGGCTGCAAGAAGAAGTCCCATTCCTTCGGCCACGCCAGCGCCGCGCGGTCGTCCTCCGGCATGTTGAGCGGCCATTCCGACTGGCCGGTCATCATGGAGATGAAGTGATCCTCGTCCGGAGCATTCATGTCGGCGATGATGCCCTTCCAGGTCGGGCCGCCATCCTTCATGGCCGGGAAGCGGCCGGCGCGCGAGGTCATCTCGTCGAAGATCGACTTCGGCAGATATTGCAGCTCGTTCGCGTAAAAGCCAGTATACTCCGCCGAGCGCAGTTTCTTGACATCCTCGTCCTTGTCGAGCGCGAGAAAATCGATCTCCATGTCGATGTCACCGAAGCGGATATGCTGCCGTGCTGGCATCGACCAGACGATGCGCCCGTAAAGCCGCTCGGGAAACGTGTCGGTCCAGGTGCGGATCGTCGTACTTTTCAATTCCGGATATGTATTACGCACGATAGCCCATCGCGTGTGGCGGACGCCGTCATGGCCCTGCGCCTGTTGCGTCGCCATGGCAAATATTTTGAGGTTGCAGGTCTTCGACTTGCCGCTGCCCACAGGGCCCTGGATGACCTGCACGAACGCATTCGAAAGCATGAACGCTTCGAGCACGCGGCCCTCTACGCGATAGATCGGGATGCCTTCCGCCGTGTATTCGAGTTGAGCGGTCATTCGAGGAGCATGTTCTTTGCGCGGTCCAGAAAAAAGTTGACCTCTGCAACGGTCATCTGCGAATTCATCAGGGTAATTGCCGTTTGATCTTCATTGATACCGATGACCACAACACGCTCTACATCCTTCTCGTTCTTCATGTCGTCGAGAACCTGATCGACCGTGCGCTTGCGATCCGATATCGGAAACTGTGCAATCTCTGCGCTCATGAGCGTCCTCGCTTGTGCGCCATGGTCGGGTGGTCGCGATTATGCTTGGCCTGCATCGCGCGACCCTTCGCTGTTTCCTTCGATCCGCGCATCGCGCCAATCTTGTTCATGATCATGTCGGGGATTTTGGATTTTGCCCCGTATTCGCGCTTGAGTTTGGTTTCGAGGAACTTCGGCATCAGTTCACTCCCTCGACCGGAATGCTCGCCCGTGATTTTGGCCGCCCCACCGGGGGCTCCGGCCGCCCAAACTTCGCGATGTCCTCGACGTGGCGCGCGATCTTGCGCCGATCATCCTCGGTTTCGGGCGAGATGACAAGCCGCACCATATCGTCGCCCTTGCGCGCGCGATCAACCTTGGCGGAAAGATGCACGCCAATCATCGGCCGCTGGCCGTGGTCGTCGAGCGCGACCGGCTGCTTGAGGATATGCCGCAGCACGATAGTCGCGTTCGGCCCACGCTGCGCGAAGGCCTCGCCCCAGGATCGCAGCTCATTGGCGTATTCCTGCACGAAAGCCTCGGGGATGTCCTTGAATTCGGCATCAACATTCTTGCGCGCCTTGCGCTTGCCCTCGTCGTTTGCCGGTATGTGAATGCCCGGAAGCTCACGGCAATGGACCTCGATCAGCTCGGCGTCCATTTGCGTGAACGGCGCTATCCGCAGCACCGCTTCGCCGCCGCGCTGCCAGAGCGTGCAATGCAGCGTCACGTTCGGCTGGTAATCGTCCACATGAATGACGCTATTGCCGGCCGCCTTAATCAGTTCGACGCGCAGAAATTCTCCGATCTCCATCAAGTTGCGCGCCCAGCGCGTGAGTTCGGCGCGATAGGTGACGAGAAAGATTTCCGGGATGCGCTCGAATTCGGCGCGCAGTTCACCGCGGAGGGGAGCGACGGTGCCCATGATTATCTCTTGGTCGGGTGCCGGCTGCGGTCGCCGAGCTTCGCCCGCGCCTGCGCCTTGATGTGGTTCTCCGTGGCTTTCGAGATGTTGCCGGCGTTGTAGCTCCGCGTCGCGCCGCCGATCGCCAGGCGCGCATGTTTCTTGTCGCCAATTGGGAAACTGCCGTGCGGGCCGGCTTTGGGACCAGGCACCTTGGAGCGTCGAAGACCACGTTTCGCCATGGCTATCACCTATTTGAAGCACCTGATTACGAACGTGAAGGTTCCCGTCGGCGACCCCGTCTTGGTCCAACTGAGTGTGAGCGTTGTGGCGTTATAGGCCGTCAGTTGAGCAGTTTGATAATTTGTGGTGCTCCCATCGGCTGGAGCCATAAAATACGTCGGCTCAAAAAAAGGGCCTCCTGTCAGATATTCCCATGACCATTGACTGAGAGACGGCCCGGAATGCGCACTGAACACGATAAAAGTGTTGTTGCTGACCGCCCCATCGGCATCACAGGCGCTCGGTTGAAATCCGAAAGTAGTAACACCACCGCAATCGGTCGCGTTCGGAATGGTCTGTGTGCTCGTCGCAGTGCTCAAATCCCTGGTGCAAGTCACTGCTAAAGAAGTGACCGGAAGTGACGTGGACGAACATCCGGCAGCCGCATTGCTGAGGTCCGCGCATGCAGCCTGTGAAACGGTCCCTGAGCCGTTGCCCTTCAATGCACCATTGACCGTGCCCGCGCCTCCGCGCGCTGCCGCGACCGTTCCAGTCGTCAGCGCGCTCGCGTTGGTCTGCGGGTTATGAATGCCGTCGGCCGATGCGCCAGAAGCAGCCAGCAACAGGGCAAGGAAAGCACCGATCTTGCGCATGTCAGTTCTCCTCGCCGTAGATCGGCTGCGCGGCCGCGCAGATCACAGTCACGGCGGTCAACGTCGGCACCCGCGGCTGATAAGAGCCGTTCGGCACCAGCGTCAAAGTGCCAGCGCCGCCGATGGCCGCCGTACCGCCGGTCGGGTTCACCCCGCAATTTGCGTTTCCGGTGTTCTCAATCAGCAGCGAATGCCGCGCGGCATTGGCGGCCATCATCTGCTGCGATGCGCCGGTGGCGCTGGTGATGGTCCGGTCGGTCGGCGTAATGCCAAGCGCCGGCACCGCCGCCTTGACATTGACCCAGCCGCCGCTGGTCTTATCGCCGTACCAGCGATCGTAGCTCGTGCCGTTCCAAAGCCAGGGCGCCATCGCGCCGGTGTCGTTGCCGTTGACGCCATCGCCGAGTGCAATCGCCGCCATCCAGGCCTTGAGATTGGCGCCGTCGTTCAAGCCGATAGCGAGGCCTGCCGCCGGAAACGCCGCATCAAAGGTTTCAAAGGTGATCGTCGCGGTCGCGTTGACGCAAAGTTTCCCCGTCGTATCCACAAAGGTGGGCGCCTGATGACCAGCAACCGGGTTGGCCACGCCCGCAGGAACCGTGCCGCAGGTCGTGACAAAAATTGCCTGCGCGTTCGCGCCACCGCCGCACAGCGCGACCAGCAGCAGCCCGAAAATCCATGCCCGTTTCGTCATCCCAAAACCCCCGGTGAGAAACATCGTACCCTCAACGCGCCGTCCACATGCGAAACCCACAGCACCGGATGCCCGGTCGGATTTGCCGCAACCACATCGCCCTTTTCCCGGAGTTTTCCGGAGAAATTTTCCCAGAAGATTTTTCAGGAGGGCAAAGCATAATTAGCCAAGACCGCGTGTGAGGTGTACCAGCGCGCGCCGAAATCCCGAATTTTTCCCCTGGGCCTCGATCCGGCGAGCCGGCAAAGTCTCGATGGGGCGTAGGGAGGTCCCGCCAGCCACCGCGATAGCAAACGGTTTGATGCAAACTGTTGAGCCGCGCGGATTACTCATTGGCATCAACCACTTGCTTGATCGGCTGCTGCTGGGGCGCCTGCGTTCCCACCATGATTACTATCCCTGGTGTGTGCGATCCGCCTGGCCGCGCGCCGTCTTCATCGCCCATTGCCTCGATGAACTTCATCGCGCCTAGTTGAGCCATCGCGTTTCCGCTTTCATCGCGCAATTGCTTAGCTCTGTGAATGTTTTGCGCGCTGACGTGGGCTCTAAATACCTCCCTTTCCCGTCTGAGGTATTCTCTCACATGTGGCCGGTCGATTGCTTTGCGGACCTGATAAGCGGTTAGTCCGGCTGCTTCGCCTGCTTCCTTGAACTCGGCGCCTTCCCAGACAATTGCTTTGAGGGCGAGGACTAGCTTGCCTCTGACGGCCGGCAGCTTGGCTTTCTTGGTTTCTGCTGGCGTGTTAGGCCGCTCGATGGTGGCAGGTAATGCGCTCATGCCGACTAATGCGCCGCATTTCTCGGTCGAGGCGCAACGCACGCAAGCCGACGTCGCTGTGCCTATTATGACATCTTGACGTAGCTCATTACGCCATCATGACGTAGTTTCATTGTCGTTATCCGGCATCTCGTACGCAGCTATAGTAGTCTTATGGTGCGTACGCGGTTGCTTTTGAGCGTCGCGCCAAGCCTGTGCCCGCGCTTTTGCGTTGGCTTTACGGCGCAACCTGCGCTGTTTCTTGTTGCAGTCGATGGCACCGATTGTGGTGATGGCGAGTGCGGTTCGGTCTGCATCGGTCAGGCGTAGGCGCCAGGCGAGTTGATCGGCGGTCCAGTGTTCCTGGTGCAGGATTGCCTCGGCGGCAATCTTGTCGCGCTCCCTCACCGTGATCCACGGGCACCAGAGCTTGAGCCAGTCGTCTATCCGCTTGAGTGGTGGGCGTAGGCTGGCGAGATGGTTGACCGCCACCATGATGTCGTCGCGGCCGGCATCGTCGTCGGGCAGGAAATGACCGTAGCGGGCCCGGAATAGCCGGTTGATGTCGTTCATGCGCAACGCAGCTATCTGCCGCGGCGTGCCACGAGATCGCGGTTTGAGCCGCGTCGAATAGAGCTTGACCTTGCCGAGCTTTGCCCGCGCCTTGGAAAGCATCGCCCACCATTGCCGATTTGAGCCGTGAACGCACTACGTCATTCCGTCGTAACAATTCGTGATCGGACTATGGCAGATTGTCGTTGACTGCTACGCCATATTGTCATATCCATATGACTGTCAACGCGGGTTGCCGCCCGCATAACAGCGAGGAAATATCATGGTCAACCTTAATGGAATGCGTACCGAATTGGCTGCAAACAAGAGGACCATTTTTGTTGCATTGCCGGCCGAATGCTGGCGCCCCCGCCCGGACCCCTGCCATCGCCGGATCGCAAGGGCCAGCGAGGCCACCCAGGAGCACGGACGATGACAATCACAGACTATCTCAAATCGCTGGCGAAGCTAGACCTTACTCCGGCCTCGAAACAGACCGCCGCCGCCCTTGGCCTTTCGTTGCGTCAATGCCAGCGGATCGCGGCCGGCGATTGCGCGGTTCCCGAGCCGGTCGCAAAGCTTTTGGCTTGCTATATCGAGCACGGTCTACCGCAGTCGTAGACTGTCCGGCCCATCTTGCCCGCGCCACCTTCGCCATTTCCGCCGATCGTTCTGCGGCCGATTTTCCTTTCCATCGAGCCTTGCCGCCGCGCTTCGAAAGATGAGCATTAACGCGTTTGATTGCGCCTATGCGTGGTGGGCACGCATAATGTCCCGGCCGTGCCTGGTTGGCCATTCGCCGCCGCTCACCGTTGCGGATCCGCGCTAGCATTTTCTCGTCGTCCGTCGCCGCGACTTTGAGTCCGAGCGAGCCGAAAGCCAGCCATAACGTCCATGCCGTGATCGTCTTCGTGCCCGATGGTCCGAACAGCTTGCCGGCATATCCCGATTGCCAGCCGGCGATCTCGTCAATCTGCGCGTAGCTCAACCCGAGCTCGGCGGCGCGCGTGCGCATGAAGGCGATCATGCCCTCGTAGTTGCCAAACTCCGCTACCGCCGATAGCGCAACCGTATCAGCCATCAGCAGTTTTAGACCGTCGGCGCGCTTCGTCGTTGCCGCGCCAGAACACATCCCAGAGATACGCCTGCACGTCGACCGACGGTGCGGCCGCGCAGGCGACATCGACACGGCGCAGAATTTCGCGCAGCTCAGGACGGAACGGCGCCGGCTCAAAATCCCTCTCGTTCATGTCACACATCCATCATTTCCGCGATGGCTTCCGCATCGACCGGAGCCGGCACATAGCCGGCGCTGAAATGCCCGTCTCGCTCATCGAGACGGATCGGCTCGCTGGCGGCGAGCGAGAGCGCCACCATGCGTCCGATGTCGGTGAGCTTGGCGACCCAAAAATCGCGGTAATGGCGCCGATAGACGACGCTGATAAGATAGCGGTCAAACGCCGCGCTGACCGCCCGCGCCTGCACGTTGCGGCCGCGCGCGCTGGTCCAGCGCCGCAGCCGGCATTCCATGACCTCCTCGGCCAGAAGTATCGCCAGCAGCCGCTTGATCTCGCCGCTCAGCCTGTCCGGATAGCGCACGATCCTGCGCTCTATTCTTGGCTTGCTCATGGTCCCTCTCTCCCGGTTGTCGGTATGCAAATCGGCAGTGGCGCGCGCAATACGGCGCGCTTTCGAGCGGCTCGGCGCCGCAAAACATCTGGTCGACGCCACATGCATCGCCGACCGACCAGCGGCATGCTTTGTCGGTGAGATCGAACAGCGACAGCGCGCAGTCGGAGAATTCCGGGGGCAGGTCCGTAATTTCCTGGGGCGGCAATCGGCCAGAGATGGGAGCCCGTGCGTTAATTCGTCTCGTTGTTGTATGGGAGTAGCGCTCACCCTTTCTAACGCAGCAGCGAGGTCCTGGCGGATTTTTGCGCGGTGAGGAGAATGGCCTGGGCATCAACCCCGTGCGGCAGCCTTTACCGCTGACTGCATTTCGGGTCACACCACCGCCCAATTCTGCCGCGATCTGTGAGAATGACAGGCCATTTGCGCGCAGCCGGCGCAACTCGTTGCAGCACTCCGGCGTCCAGTCGAAACTCATTGGCCGCCTCCGAGATAGCTGCCCTTTTCGAAGGCACCGGCCACGCGCGGTTTGATGTTTTT